GTTGGAAACTCCATACCTCCTAAAGGTTTCAGTGTAATCAAAATTCGATTACACTGGTCCTCAGCTCCAGTGATCTGTTATTATAATAGAAAATAGGAGAATGAGTTCGGGGGAGTAATAATCCAAAAACGGGTTTAAATTTATGAAACAGTCCCCAAGGGACTGCGACAACTTTAGGCTCGCGGATATATTCCTCATAAAGTTCCTCTAGCACCTTGATATTAAGGAAAGGATCTTCCGTATCGAATCTATGTATGAAACTCAACATAGACGGTTCGGGGTCAATTTTCTCGAGAGCATAATGTTGTTCCCATGTAAATTGACTTCTGTAGATCTGATCCCACACTTCAAGTGGTAAGAGGAGCTCGGGTGAAGGTACAGTAATGGTAGACTTTTCTGAAAGGCTATCAATGCTGAGACTTACTGAAGAATAATCGAATTTCTTTCTTTCGAAAGTTAACGATTGCTGTATAGACAATGATTTGTCTGCAGCACTCTTCGGTGGTCGCTCGATCATCCCGAGTTTATATAAATCTTTTAGCGGTAGTTCGTAATGAAGGTGAAGTACGGTATTTAATTCCTCATATAAGAGGAACCGTATTCCTTTCGATAACTTCCTGACACCAACGGGGTAATTCAACATTACGTTTAATCCCCCTAACGGTTCTGGAGCCCAAATCGGACACCCTAAATTAGCCAGAAATTTCCAGTAAATAAAAAATTTACTTTTTCTGAACGGAATTTTAATATTAAAATTCCGTTCAATAATTCGGAGAGCTCTTGGCTGACTATACCATGTACATTGTCGTGTCGATTGAGGTGCAAGCAATGGCCCTACGGGCCATACAGGCATGCACCTACCACGATCATAGAAAATTTCGGTATAAATTGCGTAACGCGTAGATAAGAAATCTTTTGTCGGAGAAACAATACTTCCTAGCTTATTAAGCTCAGAAGTATGGTTTTTACTCTGTGTAACAGATAACTTCATTATCGCATCATCGCCAGTAGTTTGAATATCAAGCCAGTTAGAAGGAACCTCTCTTGAGAGTTTAATCTTTCGCTGTTTTTTATCAAATACTAGGGATAAATTCACTTTGTCAAAGCTATCAATAATCGCGAAAACTTCGCGATCTATTGTTTTAAGCTTCTTGGTAGAAGATTTTTCGAAACAAAAAATCGATACTAAGGGGAGCAAAGGCCAAGAGGTAGGAACACCCATTGGCTGACCCTGACATGTTACTCGTCCGTGACGAGAGTGAACATTATTCCA